TATTAATTAGCTCGAATAGGGTGCGTACTTTCTCTTCAAGTACAGAGATTCTCGCCCCTATTTCTGCTTTCCAAGTGATAGCTAAAAACACCACGAACAAAAGCCCTGAGATAATCTCCCAGAAGTTAATGATGAAGTTTTCCATTTAGAGTGTTGCTGCGTGTGCATCAATCTTAGCTTGAGCATCTGCCGTTGGTTGGTCATCTTTAAACAAAGTTTTCATCCACTTTTTAACCCTTTTCATAACACCGTTATCTCCATCTACACTTTTATTAGCTTGTAATCTGCCCATCATTAGAACGTATTCGTTATTGTTCCAAAGCTCTTCATAGGCTTCCTGTTTAAGAAAGGGAAGTGTGTCAGATTTAGAGTCGCTTGTTCTCTCGTTGATGTAGGCTATATATTTATCTTTCCACCCGTCATAAACATCTCCACGATAGTTAGCATCTATAACTGCTTTCTGTTCGTCTAAATCTAAATCATCAAAGACGGTTACCTTTGCTTTAGTTTCGTTTATCTTAGCGTTCATAGCTTCGATAGGAGTCATAGCAGCATACTCACCTGTCTGACCTACTCCAGCGGTAGCAACACCTACAGTGTCCTCATACCAGCCTGGACGATAGCCTTCTTTCTCTACTAAGAATTTCTGTAGCTCGTTTAAAGGACCGTAAGTTGCTTCCACTTGGTCAATAGCTTCTTGACCTGTAAATTCTTGAACATTAGAAAAAGTAGCAGGTGGTGTATTAGCCCATATATTTCCAGTTACCCCTGCCGTACTTGTGTCTACTACATTGTCTGCTCCAAAAGCCTCAGAGAAAATAGACGGTAAAGAAACTTCCTTATCTCTGTAAGAATCAATCTCTCTGGCTAACTCACTCAAGGTAGCAGTGTCTGCTCCAGCAGCAGCTAGGTCAGTGTATTCTTCCTCAAGTGCCTTTATTATTTCCTTATCGGTAGGTTTCTCACCTACAGTCATAACTATATCGTCTAATTGAATGGTATTCTGTGGGAGGTTAGACTCTTGTTGCCTTTTCTTTTCAGCCTCTTTCTGTAGTTGCTCTCTAGATGCCATATCATTACTACCATAGTCAAACAATTCACGTCTTGCTTTTCCTGTTTCAGCTTGACTCAACAGCCTTCTCTCTTCGTTTTCTTGTCTGTCTAGAGATATGTTACCTTCTAATAACCTAGCTCGTTCTCTCCTAGCTTTTTCTAGGTTAGTAGTATAGTCATACTGATCCGTAGCCATAAACAATCCACCACTAACGGGCATATTGTTTTCCTCTTCTTGTCTAATTCTGTCCGCTATTCTTAATTGATTCTCTCGCCAAGGAGAAAGAGCTTCAGGGACAATCGCCATTGTTTGTTCTCTAGTTAAAGCATCACCGCCTTGACCTAAAACACCTCCGCTGTTTGCACCAGCATCCTGTTGAAGAGTGTCTGCTGCTGTTGTTGTTAGTTCCTTAAGCTGCTTATCAATGATAGAACTTCTTGTCTCAGGTTGAGGTGCCTGAGTAAATAGACCTGCTTGTGCCTGTGTACCCGGTATAGGAAACCTAGGACTAAAAGGTTCAAGAGATGCTTGTGCCTGTGTACCCGGTATAGGAAACCTGCTTCTCATTTCTGCTTCAGGTGCTACCCTAGTAGGTGTTTCACCGCCTCTTATACTACTGAGACTGTTAGTACGCATAGCTTCTTCTCTCGAATGTAACCGTCTTTCTCCGGGTTTACCACCTATACCTAATGCTTTTAGTCTTTCTGTAATTGTAGGCATTATTGTTCAGTCTCCTCAAAACCTTGTTGTGCTGTTTCGTAAAAATATGATGGAAGTAACTCGGTAAATGTTCCTATAAAAGTTTTTAAATCTGTTGGTTTTTCAAAAGACATATCATAAAGTTTTTTGTTTTTAGTTAGGTCTTTCATCATTTCTTCTAATTGCTGTACTCCTTGAGGGTCTAAAAGTAACTTCTCAATAGCTTCATCAGTTTTGTTTTTTCCTGCAGCAACTTGAAATCTTGAAAGAAGCCTAACTCCTTTTTGAAAAGTTGAAGAAATTCGATCTCTCCACGTTGAAGCTAAGTAAGGTATGTCCATACCAGGAGCAATTCTAGCAAATATATCTAACTGTTCATCAGACACTTTACCTGATACTTTAGAAACGTCTGCTAACTGTATAGCGTCACTAATTTTTGCTATGCTTTTTACTTGGTCTATATATTTTGGACCAAACAATTTAGAAACTACGGCTCTATTTGAAGGTTTGATTAAAAATTGATACATACCATCACCGTTTTTTCTAGCTATATTAAATAACTCTGCTCTAACAGTATTTATAATTTTTTGTTGTGTATCCGGTGCAATATCTTCTAAGTTTTTAAAAAATTTAGTTATCTGTTCGTTATTACCTATCATCTGACTTGTTATCGTGTTGTAATCTGGACCAAGTTCAGGGTTTTTTAACAAATAATTATTTACTACTTGAGCGTCTACAGCTTTAGCTGTATTGTCTAATGCTTCTCTTTGTAGTTTTAACGCAGAGTCATCAACCAAAGCGACATTTAACTCTTTTCTTAATCCAGGTATTCTATCTATAACTTCAGCTTTACTGTTCATGTATTTTTTATAAGCTGCTGGGTTTAATACACCGTCTTTAAAAACTTTCTGGTACATTTCAGACATCAATGCAGTCTTAGCTACATCTAAACCTTCTTTACCAACCGCACCAATAAAATCATCAAGACTTTCTGCATTTTTAACAATAACAGGAGCTACATCTTCTGCATATTTTTTAGCTGTTATGTCTTTAATACCTTGTTCCCCAAAAGGAACACCTACTTTTTCGTAATATAGCTTGTCAAGATCAGCTAGTTTTTTACTAAAGTCTCCTGGGATTCCTTTTCTAGCTGCTTCAAAAATTGATTTAAGTTTTAATAATTTTCTAGCTGTATCAGAACCTGGTGCAGCACTTGCAATTTCTTTATTAATGGCTTTTTTAAGACTTTCTACTTGGTCAAAAGGAACATCTTTATATATTCTTTTACCTGTTTCTTTATTTATCTGAGGACCCCAGTATCTTCTTATTTTTACTTCTGCTTTAGTACCGACACCAAAAATATCTCTAAGATTGTTTCTTTTAATAAAATTGTGAATGTTTCTGACATTATTAGCTGGCATTTTTATCTTGTCAGCCCTAGCTTCTTTTAATAGAGCTTCGTAACCTACTCCGTTTTCTTTTTTTGCTAATGCCTGTTTAGCCGTAACTAAGTTTTCTATAGCTAATCCTATTGTTGCTTTGTCATCAGCTACTTCAAAGCGTTGTCGTAACTCTTGTATTTTGTTGTCTATAGTTATAATCCTATCAGCCCTAGTTGCTTGTTCTTCAGCTATCTTAGGAGCCATAGCAATATTAAACACAGCGTACTGAGGACCAAACAAATCATGAGCTTTAGAATCTATAAGTGCAGAAAGCCTAAAAACTTCTTCTTGTACTTCTGCTTTAAAACTAGGATTTTGTTTAGCTCTTCTAAGAACTTGACTTCTTAATACAGAATTGTCCGACATACTGACCAACAAAGGAAAACTATCTGTTCCAATCAACGGACCAAGTTCTTTAAAATCGTCTGCTACTTGTTCCCAGTTATCTAAGTTTTTTTCGTTTGCTGCGAAGTCTAACAATCGTTTAGCAGCTCCTGAAGAATAAGCTGCAACTGCTGCTGTTGGGTTGTCTTTATGATTTTTATATTTACCCCACATTTGTCTAACATAACCATAACCTGTTTTTGCTACGTTTCTTAAAAGACCTGAAGAAGCTATAGACGCACCTCCACCTACCAGACTACCTGCAACTTTACCACCTGTTCCTGTTTCTTCTCCAGTAACTGCTTTTTGAAATTCTTCGCCTAAAGTACCTCCTACGTCCATTCCAACACCTAGGTTAAACAAAGTAACTGAATCAGCAGCAGACTTTTTAATAACAGCTTTTGTTCCGGTTTGTGCTAATACTTTTAAAGCACCCAGTCCAACGTAATTTAGAGGATCAGCAGCAGCTTCTATACCTGACCCTACAAATTGTGTAAGATATCCTGAGTTTTCAGGAGCAGCCATTTCAGGTTCAACTCCAGTGTAAGGAGTCAAAGCATTAAACATTCGATTGTAGTTGTTACCAAAACGATCTACTATTCCCCCATATTCAGGGGCAGCTTCTCCAGTAACAGCAGCTTTTACAATTTCATAAGGTCTTTTTATAAAAGGATCAAGAAAAAAGGTATCAATAGCTGATTCACCTATAGCTAAACCTGAACTAAAACCTCTTTGTGCTTTTTCTAAAAAGTATTGTGGTAGTCCTTCAGCAGCTCCTTGAGTGCCTCCTTGCATAACAGAAAATAACTTAGCACCTTCTTTTTTAACTTCCTCATCATCAAAACCTTCTTCACCGTCAAATTCATAGACGTTTCCATCAGGTGCTGCATATTCGTAAGTTACAGTGGTAGAGTCGGTAGAAGATTCATTGTTTAGTTCAGAAAATAACCGAGCACCTTCTTTTCTAACTTCCTCATCATCAAAACCTTCTTGACCGTCAAATTCATAAACGTTTCCGTCAGGTGCTGTATATTCATAAGTAGCCATTAATCAACCTCCGGTCATTGTTACACTTCTGTTGTTACCACTTTTCGTATCAGCTGACGGGGCGTTTGTTGTTTTTGGTCTTAATCCTTTACCCCAAGACCCTCCACCTTCACCTGTGTCTTTCGTGTTTAGATATTTTTCAGCAGCAGGGCTTAAATTAATGTCTGGAAGAGCAGCGTTAATGTAATCTACAGGAATCATAGTAGCGAATTGCGTAGTAAACCTAAATTTGTCTTCTTTATATCTCTCATTAAAAATTACTTCCATAGCATTAAGAACGTCTTCTTTAAATTCATTAGTTGGTTCGCTTGCGGTTCCAGTTATAAATTGATTTATAGAACTAACTACTCTTTGAGGAAAACCACCTGCAGAGGCTACTCTTTTGACTTCTGCTTCTGTAAGACGACTATCTCCAGTTGCTTTGGCTAAAAAGTTGTCTAAAGCTGCTTGAGCAGTAGGGTTTTTACCTTTTATAACTAATTTTAAATTAGCTCTTGCTTGTCTTACTGACTGTAAACTGTTACGGGTGTCTTCATTGACTTTTTGTACTACATTGTTAAAAGAAGCTATATCTTTTATATCAAGAGCACCTTTAGAAGTTGCTTTAGCTAACTCAACTTCGTAGTCTTTTTGTTGCGTTTCTAAAGCGTTCTGACGGTCTTTAAAATACAAGGCAGCTTCTGGCATATCAGCTTCCGAAAACCGCTGTGCTAACGTAGCTAATTGACCTGAATCATTTAAATCTTCGATACCGATATCAGACATGATTTGCCTAGATTTGATAGATTGTGCTAGTCGTGGATCAGCCATAGGAGCACCCCCAAACATACCACCAATACCACTGGCTATGTTGTAACCAGATTGATAGAACTGCTGTGCCAACGGGCTTGACTGCATAGACAAGTTTTGTTGTAACTGCTGTTGTTGTTGCTGTTTCATTGATTCTTGCTGAGAATACATCAACTCTTCAGCAGTAGGACCAAATAAAGATGCGATTGAACTGGCCATTATAAAGTACCTCCTATTCCTGGTATCCTGTAATCTAGAGGCATTGAAGTCCTTGGGACTGGTGGTGGGTCATTACGCCCTGGGTTGTAGATGTCAAGCATCATTTCTCTGTTTGCATAACCTTGTCCTGCTTGTGCAATACCCGCCCCTAAACCAGCTCCAGCAGCTGCTCTAGCCTGTGCCGCCTGTGATTGTAGATTACTCGCAGCGTTCTGACCTAACATCATCATGTTACCTGCGTTAGTATTAGCTGTAGTAACTTGTTGACCTAACGCTGTACCAATATCCATAGCTCCTCTTGCTGTATTCTCAAGGTTCTGAGCAGTCTGGAACTGAGATTGGAAAGGTTCTAATGCAGCTTGTTGCATTCCGTAACCTGTTCCGAGTAGACCTGCGCCTTGACCAAACAAACCAGCAGCTTGTCCTGCTCTGTTCATAAACGTCTGATCTACGTTAGCAAGTAACTGTGCGTCTCTACGGTTGCGTGATTCAGCAAACGCCTGTAAGTCAGGATTACCACCAGCACCTACACTCAGACCACCACGACCACGACCAAACACACCAGCAGACAACCGCTGTTCTGCCTCTAGGTCATAAGGACGTAACAGAGCTTGTTGCTCTGCCATGATTTGTTCTCTGCTCTGTGGCATCTCTTGCTGACCTAGAGCAAACAAACCTTGTGCAGCTTGTTGGAACTGTGGTTGATAAGCTCCCGCTTGTTCAGCTTGTCCAAGGCTGCTACCATAGATTCTGCTTAACTGATCTTGAAGACCAACTAGTTCATCAGACCCTTGATAGTTATAACCAGTTAAGCGGTCATTAGTAAACTCAGGGGTAGCAGAACCAAACCGAGTAGTAATACCTACTGGTCTGAACCGTGCTTCTTCGGCAGCTATACGAGCAGCTTCAACCTGTGCGGCACCTTGCCTGTCCATTGCTCCAGCAGCTGACTTAGCTGCTTTGTTTTGCATGTAACCACCAACTACTGTACCTCCCACCTGTGCTGCTACGGGATTAGGCATTTTCAAACTCCTTTATGTAATCTTCAAAATTCTCACCATACATCTTAGCAACGTAAGCACTAGCTTCAGCAGCAACTGTATAACCATATAATAATCTAACTACTTCTAAAACAACATCGTAATAAGCCGCTCTCCACATGTATGCTTTATTGAAATGTTCTTTTGAATCTTCTAATTTATTAGCACCTATCCACTTCAAAACCATATTAGACATGACGGGTAACAAAGAATAAGAATAAGCAAGAAAGAAAGGATTAGACGGCATCTTAACTAAGACTTGATAAATAACCTTTTCTTTTTCTTTGTCTGGAGAAGCATCTTTATCTCTCCAATCATCTAAACCTTGTATTACATCCCAGTAATCAAGCAACCATTCTTTAGCATCTGGGGTTAAACCAAGATTGTCAAAGTGTGTATTTAAAATAGTATTCATTAAGCTGTACGTTTCCACATATGAACTACGATGTACGGTTGTAAGTTTTTACCTGTTGCTGACTCACCTGCATTATCTACTGTTGTATCTACAGTAATTCCTGTTGTATTTGTACTTGTTGTTCTAGTTGTATATAAATAGTTTAAAGGAATTGCATTACCTGAAGCTATTGTTGAAGTGTTACTTACTGTTACAGTGTGGTTGTGACCCGGATCAGTAACAATAGATGCAGCTGTGTGGTTATGTAAAGGAACAATAGCGTCTTTAGTACCACCAGTTTCCTCAACAGTATCAAAGTCTGTGTCACCTGCATTAAGACCTACGGGTACTTTACCTGCACCAAACGCTGTCCATGTACCAAAGCCTAATAACGTAGCTGGGTTAGTAGCAACAGTAGCGTTCATGTAAATAGAACCGACTGGGTATGCACCAATTAAAGCAGCTTGTACAAAAGCAGTAGAAGCTACTTGTGTACTAGATGTTCCTGCGCTCGCTGTAGGAGTGTTAGGTGTTCCCGTAAATGTAGGACCATCTAGATTAGCTTTAGATTGGATAGCAGCAGCAATAGCGTTATACTCTGCGTCAATCTCTGAACCTTTAATAATTTTATTTGGATCACCAGATGATAGTCCATCTTTCTGTGCAAAGTTAGTTGCTTTTGTATAGTTACTCATGCTTGTCCTTAAATTGTTTTACCTGCTTTAACATATATATCTATCTTTTGTATTGACAAAGGAGCAGTGTTTATATCTGCTTCAAAACCTAACTGCATAATAGAACCAGAACCACCTAAGTTTGACTGAACTTCTTCTAACACTAGACCACTAGAGTATTCTGCAATAGCATACTCACCAATACCGTATTGAAATACTATTCCTGTTCTCAGTTGTTTAGTTATAGAACGGTATGAGTTGATATAATCAAAGCCATACTTTAAAGCTACGTTCTGTCCAATACCACCAACAACTACAAAGTTAGCTTTCTTTAAAAACTTTAATGCAGTAGGCGCGCCTAAGTCAAAGAAGTTGGTGTAATACCTAAGTCTGTATGTAGCTGCATCGTCTGCAAATCCAAAGTACTTACCTATGTAACCTTCTTTACCTATAAATAAATCACCTTCATAAGTAACGTGTAACGCTGAAGGCTCGATACCATCCCAGATAGTTACGCGTGCTGCTCCATTCTCTAGTCTGCCTCTTAGATCAAAACAATATACATATTTAGAAGTAGGTAAAGTTAACAGATAGAAAGCATCTTTAGGATAGTAAGTAGCTTTAATCTTTTCTTTGTTGGTTTCTGACTCTACAAAAGATACTAGCTCATCCCTAACATTAAATGAAATGTCGTTTATAGGTGCTGACTTTTCTTGGATAACCCTTGAAATACTTCTTACACCCGTCTCAGACAAAAACATAATGTCTGTGCCTGTATTAACAACACTGTCTCTAGCAATACAACCTACGTTTACAATTAAATCAGCAAGTACTAATTGAGTTACGTCAATAGGGTTAGAATAAACAGCAATGTTTCTTTTACCAAAGATAATTAAGAAACCATTGTGCGCTGCAACACTTACTATCTCGTCACCATTAGGAAACACATCAATCAACGATAAGTAACCTGAATCACCTGTTGATAAATTAGTACCGTCTAGTAACGCACTAAAATATAATGTTTGTTTATCGTTAGTAATATCAGCCCACCATGTCCTACCGTAAGCGCCTACAACCACGTTAGGTTTAAAGTCACTAGCAGAAGCATAGTTACTAGGTTTTGTTCCTACACCAGTAGCTGTAAGTATGTTAAAACCATAAGCACCTGTATGTGCGTGTTCGTTTCCAAGCTGATGATAGACTAAAGGTAAATGCCCCGCTTGTGCAAAGTAAGCATGAGGACTAGCAGTTGGTCCTTCACCAAATACAATACTAGCACCCATCCATTCGTTAGCTGTAATACTGTAAGAAGTTGTACCTGTTCCTGGTGCGTCAGCTACTGTACCGTTAACAGCAGTAACTAAAGAAGCAGAACCGCCTGCGCGTGTAAATAATTTATTGTTACCACCTGCAAACGTAACATCAGGGTTAGGAAGGTTATACAAGAACTCTACTTTGTTAGAAGCTAAATCAGAGTTTAAAGATGTGTTTACTTTATTCCATCCTCGCCTAGCTCCGATCCTGCCAAACTTGTCAATCACACAGTTGTATGCTTCTAGTGCATACCCAGACGAAAGATCAACACTACTCTCTTGGGTGTTAACTCCAAGAAAACCCGGTGCTGATATCGAAGAAGACTGTAGCTGACCTGACATTATACTGATGTCCAGATGTATTGATCGTTCTGTCTACTCTCTGCCATAGCAATATGGTCTGATAAAGACGTAGCTGCTAGTGCAGTAGCTTCTTGTGATGATAAACCACCGTCTTCACCGCGCTCTGCTACAGCCATAGCATAAGCATATTTAACTACAGGCTCAGAAGGTACAAAGATAGTTGTAGAAGCGTCTGTTAATTGAGGTTGTGGTTTGTAAAGGTTAAAATAAATATTCTGTATGCCATCAGGAATAGGATACAAATCTACTTGAGTGTCTCCGTTAACATCTACACCGTTAAAGTTATAATAAGTAGGTTGTCCTTTTTGTGGAGTACCGTTTAATAATAACTGGTTCATTTGACTAGAAGTTTTAGGCTCAAGAAAATAATCTTGTTCAGCGTGGACAACATCCATAACTCTAAATCGTTGCCCAGAACTTGTTAACACATAGTTAAACAGATCATTAGCAGTAGTAACCGTCAGTGTTTCTGTCAATACGTTCCATTGAAAAGAATCTTCTACGAATCTTTTAGCATCATTGACAAACGTACTGATTAACTTAGAGTATGGAGTATCTGTTGGAGCAGTTACCTCATCTTCTCTAAGCCTTACCAGTACGTTGTTTACACTCTCTAAATAATTCATTCTTATCCTCTAGCTTTCTTCTTCGCAGTAGCTGAAAGATCACCGTAATGATACAAAGGTTTACTGGTTGCTGTATGTGACTTGTTAGTATGTAACTTACCATCAGGCATTTTGTGATAGTTACCTGACCAAGTTTTTCCTTCTTTTAAGTAATGCTTTACACCTTTAGCCATTATTTCTTAGGCTTAGGTTTTGGTTTAGGCTTAGGTTTATATCCGTACATTGTTGTCTCCTATGAATGAAATTGAGTTGCTAATGCTGGTTTTAAATTCATACTAACCATGTAAGTTATAGAGCTGCTTGTGCCGCTATTCTTTACTCTTAGTATGTCGTTTTCTTTTAAATCTATCTGTAATTCGTTTAGTAATAAATACTCACCGTTTGTAGACTGTAATGATTTAGCGTGAGCTAGTGGGTACTCTGTTGTTGTAGCGCTATCATACCAATACAAGTCAGCATCTTCGTTACCAGCACTAGCTAAGATATAAATCATGTGTATCTCAGCAGTGTTCTTTGCTGGGACAGTGTACATATCAACCTTTGTGTTAGCGTTTGTTCTTGTTATTACGGCTGTTACGTTTCTTGCCATGAATTAATCTCTCTATTGAGTTGACAAAGCCTGTCCATATTTCTTGTGGGCTTGGTAGTAACCAACCTAGAACCAATAACAATAAATACCACATAGGTACGTTAGTGTTATTCTGAACTAGACTGTCTACCTTTGATGTGTTAATGCTGGTGTCAGTTTCTTTCTGACTTACATTAACATTCTCACCTTCGATCTTGGTGTTCTGCTGATTAGCAACTGCTTGCTGTGTGTTCTCTTTACCTACTTGAGCATTGGCGTTTACACTAGTTCCTGACTTACCTGGCATTACAGCTTTAACTAGTCCTAATGCGGTACATCCTTGTAGAAAAAATATACCACAAATGACTAGTAAAGTCAAGCGTTTAATTACAATCTCCTAGCAAGAATATCAATAATCCAACCTAGACTAGCACCTAGTATCAATAACAAAGCACCAGCACCTTTCCATTTAGTTACTGCTTGAGACATTTCTCT